AGTATTCGCAATCTTAGTCAAGATAGTTGTCTTACCAACACCAGTCGGTGCAAGAATTACCCCAATCTCTCCCTTGGCCAAACCACCTTTAAGTAGTTTATCAATACCTGGTATACCCATAGGTATTGGATGTCTATAGTCTTCATCCAAAACGGTATCAAGTCCATAGAAAATATCTGTCTGTCCTTTGTCTATCTCACCTACTTGTAGTGCCTCTCTAACTAATCCCTCTACTTTATCGTAAGATTCAAAATCTCCTTGAGTGATAATTTTTTGAGCTTTATCCATAGCCTTTTGAAGTTCCTGTTGTTTACAGAATTTCAAGGCTTTTTCTTGAACAAACTGTGTTCCTTCAAATGGAGCTTCTTTAACTTGTTTTAGGGTATCTAAAACAATTTTAGCAACCAATTCTTGAGAAACTTCAGACTTAATGATTTGTTCGAGAGTTTCGAAGTTAGGGGTTGATTCATACTTTACATAGTACTCCTTAATCATTTGTAAAATGATTTTGAAATACTTGTTATCAAAGTATGTTGACTCGATGACATCAAGAATAGACGATGAAAAATCTTTATCTACCACAATCTGATTCAATAACTGAATCTGGAAAGTGTTCCCTAAGTAATCGAAATTTTTGTTCATATATTTGTATTGCTCCCCTGTGTATTATTAAATACTCACTTACTCAAATCAAAATCCAAATATTGATAAGATAATCTTTGTTCTGAAAAAATGTCAGTTAATTCTCTGAGAATATCTTTCAAAAATGGTCGTACGTCAACGGTATAACGAACCTTAGGTGGAAAATATTTTCCATCAAAAATTCTATGACAAATTGTCGTGTCTCCATTCTTTACATAAATATTGAAAATCTCAGGACCTTCAGTATATGAAGTATCCATAATTGATTGGTCATGCATAATAGACTCACTATTGTCCATCATGTAGATGACAGTTTTCATTTTCAAATGATACTGTAAATCATCTTTGATACCATTAATTAATTCATAGAATTCAACTGAGTTTTTTGCGGTTGGATTATAACCTCTAACATTGAAATACCTTTGAACTACAATGTTGTCGTTAAGGGTTAGAAGAAATTCCATTTTAGTGCTGTCTTGCTCTTTCATAAAGTTTTTAATTTTTGTTTGTGTTTCTTTTTTCTTTTCGTGTAAGTTTCATAAATGGTCGAAGGAAATTTACCCAAGCCTCATCGTTCTTGGGTAAGTAATTGAAGAGACCGTCCTCCATCATCATTCTCATCAAGTTTTTGTATCCACGGTCTGTGGGGTCTATTGTGTCTGTATGTATCTGTTCCACAAGTTCTTTTCCATCATCAGTGATTAAAGGATTGTGAAGATCCACGATTTTTTTGTTTGTTTCAAAGAATTGTTCTCCAAATGTACCGCTTTTAGTTTTACCAATCAAAATGTTTTCTAACGCCTTTGGTTTTTTCTTTTGCTCGATACTTCGTGCGTTATCCAAGATTTCTTCGATAGTACATGATTTCTCTAACAATTCAGGAAACAATTTGACCAAAGTCTTTTCCCCCAACATTTCTATACCATCAATGTTATCAGACTTATCCCCCGTTAGAATCTTGGTTAATAAGACGTTTTGGTGGGGTATGTTGACCTTATTGATAGTAATCATGTCTCCATACCTAAAGTATTGTTTGGAGGTCGGAGAATAGATGGTTACCCGTTCTGATATCAGTTGGGTTAAGTCTTTGTCGGCAGAAAAAATTATGATTTCTTCATCGACAGACAATTTGGTATAATACGCAATAAGGTCATCCGCTTCATTGTTAATCATTTCAACCTGACGCACGAATATCTCTTCGAGATATTGTTTAACTCGAGACTTTTGTTGAAGATATGATTCGTACTTAAACTCATTCATATCTTGACGACGATTTGCTTTGTATTGGGGATATATGGATTTCCTTATTGAGGAATTGGAGTCACCATCCCAAAATACCACAACCTTATCATGATTGTGTTCTTCTAAAAATTTTCTCAAGATGTTTATAAAATGGTAGATACCACCAAAGTGATCTCCACCATTATATAAATCTTTAACCCCATGAAATCCAATTTTGAACAGATTGTCTCCGTCCACTAATAACGTTTTAATCACAACTAGTGATTTAATTGGTGAATACTTTGTTTCCTTTACTTAAATTGTCTCCCGCCCATAGAGGTTGGAGATTACTATAATGACATAACTTATAAAGTTCTTCTTCGGTTTTTGCCGACGATAATGGAATGATGTGGTCAATGTGCCACTCACTCCGGTTATCCCAACTCATACCATCAATAAATTGAGTCTCTAAATGTTCTTTAAGAAATTCTGGTGAACATCCTATAATATCAAATGTTCGTTTTGAACGGTATTTCAAATACCTGTTAACCGAATTTCTCATGTTAGAAATAATTCTGAATAAAATATCTTCTTTTTTTCTCCGTTTTTGATAGTCACTCAAATATTCTTTGTTGTCACGAAACCACTTGATTTTACGGTCTCTCTCTTTTTCGTAGTTGATAGTATAATACTCTTCAAAATATTTCTTATAATATTCTTGGTTATCCCTATTCCAATTAGTATTATATTCTTTAATTTTTTCTTTGTTTTCTAATCTATATTTTTTTGATTCAATTCTTTGGCAATCTCTACATTTAGCCTTTCTACCATCTTTCACTTTAGAACACACATTATACTCTGATAATGATTTTTCAGTAAAACATTTAGAACAAACTTTAGTTTCCATGCTTAATTATCTTCCCTTTCTTCTTCTAAGTCAAAATCACCATCAACACCAATAATATCTTTCCAATACTCGGCGTATTCTTTCTTATATTTTTCAATATTAGATTTTTCTTCGGACGAATCTTTGCCAGCTAAAAATCCGTGTGGTGTTACAATGATTTTACCATCATCATAACCAAGCCCATTTATATGGTTTTTTAGTACAGATACTTTACTTCGTATTGCGAATTTAATTGACCTTTTATCCTTAGTTGCTGTAATCTTAGAAGTACCGGCATCTTTTTGATTTCCAAATAAGAAAACTATAGATGAATTAAGCCAAACCGCGTTACCCCCCTTAGACATAATTTTAGGTTGACCAAAAGGATTATCTGGAAGACTCACCCACGGTTGGTTCACAATTATCAAAGTATTTTCATATTTCGAATCAGCTTTACGAGAACCTGAAATACGCTGATTGATTCCCATCCCGATTTTATCAGATAATGTCGAAGCGTTATGCATCTTTCCACCTTTACCCTCAAAAGTCATTTTACAAGGAACTGAACCAACAGAGTCCCACATTATACATAAACTATAATCCAACTCACCTTTTTCCTGTGCGTCTAATAGTTCATTAATATAGTCAGTTATTTGTTCGATGTAATCAAAGTTATTATTGAATATGAAAAATCCATCCCAATCCAATTCTCCTGTTTCTTCATCAACAACTTCTTCACATTGGAATCCCATCAATTTAGCATGGTCGAAGCTCCATTTCTGTTCCGTAATAATGAACACAGGAAGAATACCTTTCTTCTGAGCATCAACCGCAGTCTTTACCAAAGCCGTAGTTTTACCAGTATCGGAGTGACCCAAGAACATGTTAAGATGTCCAATGGCTGGGCCAGGAAGTCCAACGGCGTCCAAGAAATCAGAGCCTAAGTCAAAGAATCTTTGTGGTTTATACTTTGCTGAAGTAGAAAATTTTTTCTTCAGACTTTCAAAATCGTTTTTCTTAATTGCCATAAGGTTAGGGAAATGAAACTCGGACACCAAAATAGTATCCGAGTTATTTTATTTAATTAGAACGGAAGGTCTCCGTCAGGTTCGTCGTTAGATTGTGGGTCTACATATGTAGATTTTTTGGAACCTCCACCGAATGATTCGGTTTCAACTGAACTGTCACCATAAACATAACCACCTTTGTCTGAGTCCCACTTAGGAGTTTCTCCTCTCGCAATTGCTTCAAGGTACTCAACAGGTTTTTTAGAATAAACATCCAACCATGTCAACTCATCTTCCATCCAAGCCTTTGCTTGTTGTTTGTCTTCATGTACTGGTGTTGGGTCATCATACATAATAGTTGAAACTGTTGTGTATTCTTTACCCTTAGGGGTCTTTGCCTTGGATAGTTCGATAACTAAATCACGTCCTTTTTCAGGGTCAGTGATATCACCTTTGTTTCTCCAAATAGGAATAATTTTGTCGAGAATACCATCATTCTTGAAGTTGTGTTTGAATCTCCAAAACTTTGGACCGTCTTCTTCGTGGTCTCTATCAATTACCTTTACAATATAGAATTTTCGTGAACGATACTGAGATGCCAATAATTTGTCAGATTCTTTACCTGTAGACATCAACTCCTCGTAAACCTCATTCAACGGAGAACGTTCGTTGTCGTTTTTTCCTGGATCGTAGAACTTTTGCCACTGACCCCCCACTTGAATTTCGTGGTACCATGCCTCTTTGAATGGTGATGAACCATCTGAAGTTGGAAGAATTCTTACTCTTCTCTGTCCTGATTTCTCTTTGTCTCCTAAGATTAAAGCGAAATACTTTTTCATTCTTTCGTCTTGCGACATTTTCGATTGGGCCCCGCCCCCTTGTTGTGATTTTTCGTACTGTGCCAATACGGCG